GAATACAAGGTTACATCTAAAAACTTATTGTTGAGTAGAATTTTTGAAGGTGACCAATCTGATAACATAAAAGGTGTCATGGGAATTGGAGTAAAGACACTTTTAAAACATATACCAAATTTAGGAATAGAACCAAACTATTACACCATAGAAGATGTACTTAAACAAGCAACAGCACACCAAGATGGAGAAAATAGTAGATTCTATAAAACCATTTTGGAACAAAAAGATACAATATTTTTGAATCACAAATTAATGCAGTTACAAGATGTTGACATAAGTGGTGGTGCTAAATTGAAAATCAATAACATAGTAAACGGAAAAATACCTGAATTATCAAAACCTAACTTTCAAAAGATGTTTATCGAAGATAGAATGTTTGGAGCTTTACCAAACATGGATAGTTGGATAATGCAGACTTGGACAAAGTTGAATAGATTTGCGAAGATTAACAATGGGACGAAAGCGTAAATATAATACAGAAGAAGAAAGAAAAGAAGCCCAAAGAAAATGGCAGATGGAACATTATCAACGCAATAAAGATAAGATTTTGAAGAAGGCCCGTGATAATTACAAGAAGAAGAAAAGAGAAAAAATCAGACAAAATAGAGGTAAGAGCATCTATGGTGACCAATAATGAGTGAACAGACCACTTTAATTAAATTCGGACACAAGTTCCAAACCAAAATCATTTCATCCTTATTGGGTGAAAAGGTTTTTCTACAAACCATTTGTGATATTTTAGAACCTGAATACTTCGATAGTGATTCAAACAAATGGATATCACAGACCATCAGAGATTATTTCTTCGAATATAAAACCGCACCAACTCTTGAAGTGATGAAAGTCAAGATAGACGAGATTGAAAACGACATACTCAAGGTAGCTGTCGTGGATGGATTGAAAGAGAGTTGGAGATTAATCCAAAGTACAGACTTGAAATTCGTACAAGAACAAACCTTAGAGTTTTGTAGGAATCAAGTTATCAAGGCTGCTATATTGGATAGTGTAGATTTATTAGAAGTTGGACAATATGATGAGATAAAGAGGATGGTTGATGAAGCCATGAAGGCTGGTAGTGAAAGAGATTTAGGACATGACTACATAGTTGGTATTGAAGAAAGACTTACAAAATCAACAAGAGAAACTGTCAAGACAGGTTGGGATCCTATTGATGATTTAATGGATGGTGGATTAGGTAGTGGTGAACTCGGTGTTGTTGTAGCCCCAGCTGGTATTGGTAAAACTTGGTGTTTACAAAGTATGGGAGCTTCAGCTGTTAAACAAGGATTGAATGTTGTACATTACACATTAGAGTTGAACCAAAACTATGTTGGGTTGAGATACGATACCATATTTAGTGGAGTACCGACAGCTAACATAAAGTTCTATCAAGATGATGTTAAGAAAAAGATAGACGCTCTTGAGGGTACATTACTTATCAAATACTTTCCAACCAAAAGTGCTACAGTTCAAACTCTAGCCGCTCATCTGAGTCAAATAGAAATACAAGGTACAAAGCCTGATTTGATATTGGTTGATTACGCTGATATTCTAAAAGGTATGGGTAGTGAGAAACGGCATGTATTGGAAAATATCTATGAGGACTTAAGGGGATTAGCTGGTGAAGTTGAATGTCCAATATGGACAGCCTCTCAGGCGAATCGTAGTTCGTTGGAAGAAGATGTGATTGACGCTACAAAAGTTGCTGAAGCTTATTCTAAGGTAATGATAGCTGATTTTGTTGTTTCGGTAAGTCGTAAAGTAGAAGACAAGATAGCTAACACAGGTAGATTTCATGTGATAAAAAATAGATTCGGTCCTGATGGAGTGACTTATCCATCACAGATAAACACGAATCAAGGTAAGATTGAGGTGTTTGAATCCACTTCAAGTGGTGGTATAGATAGTCAAGGTAAGATGGATAATTCTCAAGAGTTTATGAGAAAAACACTAGCGGAAAAGAAAAAAATATTTGAAAAAGACTTAGATGGCTTCGAATAGAATGGCATATATATTATATTTAATTATGGTCGGGTTATACGGCGTTATAGACAAAAGATTTTAAGTAGAGGAGTAAAATGGAAAAATTTCAGTTATCGGATAATTTTATAAATAAGTACAAACGGAGAAAAGCTCCTTTTGGTTTTAATGGATTGGGTGAGTTAGTATACATGAGAACTTACTCAAGAATGAAAGAAAATGGAAAAAATGAAAGATGGTGGGAAACCGTTCAACGAGTTGTTGAGGGAACCTACACTATGCAAAAGAATTGGATTGAATCACATCAATTAGGGTGGAACGCGTGGCAAGCACAAAAGTCAGCTCAAGATATGTATGAGCGTATTTTTCAAATGAAATTCTTGCCTCCTGGACGCGGTCTGTGGGCGATGGGTACACCTGTCACAGAAGAAAAGGGACTTTATGCCGCCCTAAACAATTGTGCTTTCGTATCAACGAAAACACTCAAAGAAGATTACTCAAAACCATTTTGTTTCCTCATGGATGCAAGTATGTTGGGTGTGGGTGTTGGATTTGATACAAAAGGTGCTGGAGAGATAGTAGTAAAAGGAGTGGACAAAGACAGACAACCACAAACCTTTCAGATACCTGATACTCGTGAGGGTTGGGTAGAATCTGTTAAATTACTTTTGGAAAGCTACTTTCATGGTCAAGCTCCAGTAGAGTTTGATTATTCAGTAGTGAGACCAGCTGGAGTACCAATCAAAGGATTTGGTGGTGTTTCGAGTGGTCCTGAACCATTACAAGAGGTTCATGAAAGTATAACAGAAGTTCTCGAAAAGAATAGTGGAGAACCAATTACAATCACGACCATCGTTGATATTATGAATCTAATTGGTAAATGTGTTGTAGCTGGTAATGTAAGGAGAACAGCGGAGATTGTATTTGGTGAACCTGACAATGAAGAATATTTAGATTTGAAGAATTATAAGGTAAATCCACATCGTGACCAATATGGTTGGACTTCAAATAACTCAGTATTCGCCGAGTTAGGGATGGATTATACTGAAGCATCAAAAAGAATTATAGACAATGGAGAACCTGGTTTCGCTTGGTTGGACAACATGAGAAAATATTCTCGTATGAAAAATGGTGGAGATAATAAAGACCATAGAGCGATGGGTGGTAATCCATGTTTGGAACAAACATTAGAAAGTTATGAATTGTGTTGTTTGGTAGAAACATTTCCTGACAATCACGATGATTTAGAAGATTACAAAAGAACACTAAAATATGCTTACCTTTACGCGAAATCAGTTACATTGGGTAAGACACATTGGAGTGATACAAATCGTGTTATGTTGAGAAATAGAAGAATTGGTTGTAGTGTTAGTGGTGTGGCACAATTCATCACTAATCGTGGAATCGATGAGTTAAGAAATTGGTTGGAAGAAGGATACGATACAATTCAAGAATGGGATAAGATGTATAGTGATTGGTTCGCTATACCAAAGTCAATCAAGACCACGAGTGTAAAGCCAAGTGGAACGGTTTCACTATTAGCAGGAGCCACACCGGGTTTACATTATCCTGAATCAAGATTTTATACAAGAAGAATTAGAGTTTCGAAACATTCGGAACTATTAGAACCAATGATTAAGGCTGGATATAAAGTAGAACCAGCATTTGGTTCAGAAGACACAACAATGGTTGTTGAGGTTCCTGTAGATGTCGGAGAAGGAATAAGAACTGTTGATGAATTGTCCATATGGGAACAATTCAGTTTAGCAGCTTTTATGCAAAGACATTGGGCAGACAACCAAGTGAGTTGTACGGTTACATTTGATCCTGAGAAAGAAGGTAAAGAAATACCACAAGTATTGAATTACTTTCAATATCATTTAAAAGGAATAAGTTTACTACCTCGTCATGACTTCGGAGCATATCCTCAAATGCCTTATGAAGCGATTGATGAAAAACAATATAATAAAGAGGTTAAAAAACTTGGTAAACTTACCTTTGGTGTTATTAGTAATGAGGAAGCCAACATTGAGAAATTCTGTGATGGAGACTTCTGTGATGTAGAAGAATTTCCTGATGTTGACGACCAAGATACCACGAATGGACAATAAAACTTCACATACAAAAAAGCGGACAGGCAGACGACACACCTGTAGAAAAATGTGTCAATTAATAACCAAACAAGGAGACGATTTATGAATAATCGCCTAATTACTTCTCTGTTTGCATTTATGATGCCGATTTTCCTAATGGGTCAATCAGTTATCGGTAATGTAAGTGGGGAAGGACAACCACTTGTCGGAGCTAATGTCGTAATTGAAGGTACGGACTTAGGTGGGGTGACAGATGAAAATGGTAACTTTCTCATCGATGTACCTGCTGGAGATTTAGACATTACAGCTTCGTTTATCGGTTACAAACCTCAAACTTTGTCAGTTAAAGTTGAGGAAGAAGTAGCAAGTGTTAATTTCGTACTCGAACTTGACGCTCTAATTCTTACTGATATCGAGGTGTTAGCATCTCGAGCCGATAAAAGTACACCTGTGGCTTACACTAATGTTAGTAAAGAAGAAATGGAAATCAGACTTGGTTCACAAGACATTCCAATGATTCTTAACACAACACCAAGTGTTTACGCTACTCAACAAGGTGGAGGTGCGGGTGATGCCCGTATTAATGTAAGAGGTTTCAATCAACGAAATGTTGCAGTTATGATTAATGGTGTTCCCCAAAATGATATGGAGAACGGATGGGTCTATTGGTCTAATTGGGATGGAGTGGGTGACGCTACATCTTCAATTCAGATGCAAAGAGGTCTATCAGCTGTAAATCTTGCAACACCATCTATTGGTGGAACCATGAACATAATTACCGACCCTGCCGCAATGGAAAAGGGTGGTAAGTTCAAACAAGAAGTTGGTGAAGCTGGTTTCCTAAAAACAACTCTAAACTACAATACAGGCCTCATTAATGACAAGCTAGCCTTGAGTGGAACCATCGTTAGAAAAACTGGTGATGGTCTAATCAATGGTACTTGGACGGACGCATGGGCATATTATGTCGGTGGTTCTTACGCCGTTAATAAGGATAATCGTTTTGAGTTATACGCAATAGGAGCACCACAACGACACGGACAGAATCTATACAAACAGAATATCGCAACTTATTCACAAGACTTAGCTGGTAGTATCGATGGATACGATGAAACTGCTTTCGCTGAAGGTAATAAGTTTGAAACTGAAGCTGGTAGATTTTTCAACCAAAATGTTGCTAATGTTAGTTCAGACTACAAAGGACAACAATATTGGTATATGTACGGAGCTCGTACAACTGATAGGTACAATCCTAACTTCCTAAATGAAAGAGAAAACTTCTTTCATAAACCACTTGTAAACTTAAACCATTTTTTAACTATCAATGATAAAACAAGACTAAGTTCTGTGTTATATTGGAGTGGTGGTTCAGGTGGTGGTACAGGAACTTATGGTAGTGTATCTCGTAAACCAGCAGTCGAAGGAGAACCTTGGTACGCAAGTTCACCTTGGACATGGGATTGGGATGCTGAGATAGCTCAGAATTCTGATAACATCGATAGTGATTGGAGTGATACCGAAAATCGTTCAACTGGTATTCTTCGTAATTCAATCAATAGACAAAACACCATCGGTTTGATTTCTAAATTAAACTATGATGTTTCGGAAGAACTTGAAGTTCAAGTTGGTATTGATTGGAGAACAGCGGGTATCGAACACGCTCGTGAGGTTCGTGATTTATTAGGTGGAGACTACTATGTAGATTACGCCGATGATAACGCACCTGATGGTAAGAAAGTTGGACTTGGTGATATCATAGCTTATCACAATGAAACTACAGTCGATTGGATTGGTGGATTTGTACAAGGTAACTATACAACTGAGAAACTCAACCTTTATGGTATGGGTGGTGTATCCTCTATTGGATATTCTTACAATGACCATTTCGCAGTTGATTTCGAAACAGTATCCTCAGACCCAATCACAACATTTCAAGTAAAGGGTGGAGCATCCTACAACTTAGATGATAGACTTTCAGCTTTCGTCAATAGTGGATATGTTCAAAAACCACCAATTCTTGACAATGTAATCGATTACGATGGTAATGTCTCTACAAATCCTGATAACGAAAAATTCACCTCTTTTGAAGTTGGTGGAGAGTATCGTAGTGAGTTAGTCGCTATCAAAGGTAGTTACTACAATACTAAATGGAATGATAGAAACCTTACCAAATCTGTCGAAACTGGACAAGGTGACTCAGGTGATACAGACATCATTTACCTAACTGGTGTGAATCAAAGTCATAGTGGTTTCGAGATAGAGTCTAAAGTTGCTCTTCACGAAATGGTAGAACTTGACTTTGTTGTCAGTATTGGTGATTGGTACTTTGATGGAGATGCTAATGGTGACTATACTTCAATGGAATACAATGAAGATGGTCAAGTCATTGGTACAACATCAACTGAGTATCAATACGCACTCAACAATCTAAAAGTTGGTGATATGCCACAGACATCTTATGTTGGTGGATTAACATTGAAACCTGTCGATGGATTAAGAGTACAAGGTCTTTACAGATGGTACGATAATCACTACGCTGATTGGAGTCCTGATTCTCGTGAAGTTGAAGGTGATGCAGATAGAGCACAAGTATGGAAAACACCATCTTATGGTAAGTTAGACTTACACGCTTCTTATAGATTACCTGAAATAGCTGGGTTAGATTTAACTCTAAACGCCCATCTATTCAACGCTCTTGATGAAGTTTATGTACAAGACGCAACAGATAACTCTAAGTACAATGGATATGGTGATAAACTTCACCTAGCCCATAACGCTGAAGTTTTCTTGGGAACACCAAGAAGTTTCAACTTAGGACTTAGTGTTAATTTCTAAACTGGTAAATTTAGGGGGATTGAAATACATCCCCCTTTTTTATCGCTCAAAAGGATTTTATCATGCATAAATTAGATTATCTATGGTTGGATGGTTGTACACCAACTCAAATAAGGTACAAAACAAAGGTTGTAAAAGATTTCGGAAAAAAGGAAGAAGCACCAATATGGGGATTTGACGGAAGTTCAACGGAACAGGCTGATGGTAATAGTTCGGATTGTGTTTTAAAACCAGTAAGGGTTTATCCTAATCCTTTAGAATCAAATAGTTCAATAGTATTATGTGAGGTCTACAATGTAGATGATACACCGCATGTATCTAACACAAGAAATAAGTTAGAAGATACTTTAATATCAACAAATATTAGTTCTGAGTGGGTAGGATACGAACAAGAATATACATTATACAAAGATGGATGGCCTTTAGGTTGGCCTTCAAATGATGAACCAGCTCCACAAGGAGATTATTATTGTGGTAGGAATATAGGTGAAAAAATTTCAAGAGAACATCTAAATGCCTGTATTGAAGCTGGTATTAGTATTTGTGGAACAAACGCAGAAGTGATGTTAGGTCAATGGGAATATCAGATTGGTGCTGGTGGTTCAGTACAAATGAGTGATGACCTTTGGGTTGCTCGTTGGTTATTAGAAAGAATTTGTGAGAAACATGATGTAATTGTTTCATTACATCCAAAACCAATTGAAGGTGATTGGAATGGAGCAGGATGTCACACTAACTTTTCTACAAATGAAATGAGAGAAGAAGGTGGGTATGAAAAGATAATAGAGGCTTGTGAGAAGTTATCAAAGAATCCACAAGAACATATCGATGCATATGGTGTTGATAATGATAAAAGATTGACTGGTCTACATGAAACTTGTAGTATCACAGAGTTTCGTTATGGTGTTTCAGATAGAGGAGCATCTATTCGTATCCCTTGGCAAGTAGAAAAAGATGGTAAAGGATACTTGGAAGATAGAAGACCTGCTTCAAATTGTGACCCATATGTAGTTTCACAAAAATTAGTCGAAACAATCTGCAAATAAATACTTGTTTTTTTAATAATTTATTCGTAAATTCTACTATGAATAATAATTGGAGAAGTGCCTAATTGTATCAAAATATTTACTACGATAGTTCAAAAAGAAAAGTCCATATTTGGGATGACAAAAATGGTCATGTTATAGTTCCTTTCAAAAAATACGCATACATAAAAGACTCTTATGGGACTCATGTTTCATTGTACGGAGATAGGCTAAAGAAGATTTACAGGTGGGATAAGAATGTTGAAGGATTGTATGAAAGTGATATCAATCCCGAAACACGAACCCTAATCGATATGTATACCGATAGTGATGAACCATCCACAGGTCACACCACTATGATAATGGATATCGAGGTCGAGGTTACGGAGGGTTTTCCTGACCCGATGAAAGCTGAAAACAAAATAACTTCTATAGCTTGTTACGATACCGATAATGATGTTTATATTTGTTTCGTATTGGATGAAGACCATAAACTACCACAAAAAGAATGGGGTAAGAATGAGGTCGTAAAAACATATTCATCCGAAGAAAATCTACTCAAGACATTTTTAAAGTATTACTTAAATGTAAAACCCACCATAATAACTGGTTGGAATATAGATGGGTTCGATATTCCCTATCTCTACAATAGAATCTACAATACATTAGGAGAAGATATTGCTAATTGTTTGTCTCCCATCAATCACATTTATTACAATAAATACAGAGAACGATACATGATAGCAGGTGTGAGTTGTTTGGATTACTTAGCTCTGTATAAGAACTTTACATTCAGTTCCAAACCAAGTTATAGATTGGATGACATCGGAAAGGCGGAAGTTGGTACAGCCAAGATTGAGTATGAAGGGACACTCAATGACCTATACGAAAATCATTTGGAAAAGTTTATTGAATATAACATTCACGATGTTAGGATTGTTAAGAAGTTAGATGATAAGTTAGACTTTATAGATGTCGCTCGAGGAATTTGTCATGTAGGTCATGTTCCTTATGAAGATATCGAATATGACTCAAGATTTTTGGAAGGTGCTATATTAGTTTATCTGAAAAAACTTGGAGTGGTAGCCCCGAACAAACCTGAAAGAACCGAGATGGGTTCTAACAGAGAAAAGTTTACTGGAGCTTATGTACAAGACCCACAAAGAGGAAAACATGATTGGGTATATGACTTAGATATTACATCTATGTATCCATCTATAATCATGAGTTTGAACATTTCACCTGAAACCAAGCTTGGTAAGGTTGTGGGATGGAACGCGGAAGAGTTCATCAGTAAGAAAAACAAAACTTACTCCATAGTAATGAATGGTAAGAAACAAGGTCAGTTGACCGAAACAGAACTTCAAGATTACTTTGATAAAAACCATGTTAGTATTTCAAGTAATGGTATTTTATATCGTACCGATAAACAAGGATTAATACCAACATTATTATCAAGTTGGTTTGACAAAAGAAAAGAATTTAGAAAACTTGCTAAGAAGTTCGGTGATGAAGGTGATGATGAACAATATGGGTATTTCAATAGACGACAGCATATTCAGAAGATTGTTTTGAACTCCATGTATGGTGTCTTAGGTTTACCTGTATTTAGATTCTATGATTTAGATAACGCTGAGGCGACCACAAGAACTGGTCAATCATTAATTAAGTTTACAAGAAAGCTTGGTAATCATTTTTATAATAAGGAACTTGGAACTAATAAAGATTATTGTATTTACATCGATACCGACTCTGTATTTTATTCGGCTGTCCCCTTGATAAAACATCGATTCCCAAGTCAAGAGTTTAGTGAAGTCATGATGACACAAAGAATCAATGAGATAGCCACAGAGGTTCAAGGATTTTTGAATAATAGTTACAATTATTTTGCTAAAAAGTTCAATAACTTGGACAAACATCGGTATGAAATCAAACAAGAGATTGTAGCAAAGGCTGGTTTGTTTATTGTTAAGAAAAGGTATGGTATGAAAATCATATCTGATAACGGAGTTCAAGTAAATAAAACATTGGTTAAAGGATTGGATACTGTTCGAAGTAACTTCGCTCCATCATTTAGAAAGTTATTGGCGGATGTATTGGATGATATTTTAATGAGTGTTCCAAAAGATAAGATAGACCATCGAATACTAAGATTTAAAAAGAACATGAAGTATAATCCCTTAGATGAAATCTCATCACCAACTGGTGTAAAAGGAATACACAAGTATTTACAGAGGAATGATGAATCCACAACCGTGTTTAGTGAAACGAAAAAGGGATGTCCTGTTCATGTAAAGGCGGCTATCGCCCATAATGATTTGGTTAAACATTTCAAACAAGATAAAAAGTATGGTTTTATAAATAATGGTGATAAAATTCGTTGGGTATATTTGAAAAATAATCCATTGGGATTAAAGGTTGTAGCATATAAGGGATATGAAGACCCACCTGAAATTATGGAATTCATCAGAAACACGATGGACATAGATAAGATATATGACCAAGCCATGACAAAGAAAATAGGTATGTTCTACGATAGTTTAGATTGGGGTAAACCAGTCGACAAGGAACAAACAATAGAAAGATTTTTTTAATTTTGAACAAACTTGTATATATGTATATACAGAATATTAAGGAGAAAATGACAAATGGAAAAAAC